TATTAGGACCATAGGTAAGCTCTCTCAAGAACTTGAATCCAAGGAACCTGAGTAGCTTTAGGTGGACAGTGTTGCGCTTATCGACAATGTTCCACAACAGTGGTTCAGGTCTAGACTCGATAAAGCGTTTAGCTTCTCTAGCAAAGGTATGAGGGAAGTCTTCAATGGCTGGGGTACATAACATCCAAACAGCATTGTCTGGTGTTACTCCTGCCAGTCCAGCAGTCCTGCCGTCTGGCACCGTGAAAGACACGCAGGAGCCTCTGAGAGTAGAGAGAGGGATGGCTACGGTAGGTACCACGCCATGACCCTCTACAACCTCTCTCAGGTCATCCTGACGCAAGTTAGAGGCCACCTCATAGGCAGCCTCCAATGTGCAAGGGTGAATGTATTTAGACACTCTTATAAGATTTAGTGGATGCAGCTCCTTCCCATTGAGAACTAAGGAGGGTGCAGGGAGTTGGATAAGTACTGCTCAACTCAATGTGAGCATTAGTGTTCTTCTCATAGATAGGTACTGAGTGAATCACAGTAGGTAACACCTCATGGGTATTAGCTACATAGGAGTCAGCAGGACTCTGCTCATAACGAGAAGTTGTATCAGGCTTACCTGTCCTCTTAACGACAATATCAAAGAGACCAATCTTACCAAAGGAGAACTTAACTCGATGGACATTGGTGTACATACGAGTATCAGAGATTGCCTTATCTTCAGTTTCTTTGATGTAGTAGCAGTGAGGTAGGCTAACCTGCATCGTATAGAGGTAACCAACACTGACATACTCTCCAGACCACTTACCAGGAAGTGTTACTTTCCACTGTTGACCATTTTGTGTGATGGATGTTGGGTAACCAACCCTGCCTTGTGTTTCCCCATACCCAAGACCGAAGACAACAGCGTTGCTGCTGTATTGGTAAGGTACATGGAAGCTACTGGTATGGGTATCTATGTCGTAGTTAATAGCGTGACTAGCTACGTTGTAACGAAGGTCAAGTCGTGGAGCATAGGTTGTTCCAAACTGGACAACATCAGTAGCAGACAGTACAGTCAGGAAAGTCTTTGATAAGTAAAGCTTATTATCTACGGAATTGACCGAGTAGTAGATGTCGTTATCAACAGCGTGATGTACAAGGTCCCCAGGTATTGACCACCTAAACCATGCACTCTGTACTCGCTTCTGACCATCGTTAAAGTAACGATAGCAGATCATCTCTTTAGAGGTACGATTACCAAAGATAATCAATGAGTTATCCTTAGAGCTAGCAATAGAAGTGATGTTACTAGACAAGAGTTCTTGAACAATCTTTGACTGTTCAATCACTTCAGGTGTACCAGTCTGGTTAATACCCGTCATCTCCCACATACGGCTGTATCGTCCAGCAGGACCGAGGAAGCCAACAGTGGTACCCATCTCAAAGGCTGGGAGAGTTTCAGTACAGGTATAGGTAGACAACACATCCAACTTGGATGAGACAGGAGTCAGTAGATCTTGGCTAGTAGTAAGGATGAACTGCTTATCTCTACTGAATAGGATCAGACCAGGGTTCATTGGCACTGCATCATGCAACACACAAGGGGTTGTAGATGAAGCTGCAAGGTCAATAGGATCTGATTCGCTAACAGTTAGAGCAGTCTTAGAGAAGAAGTTAAAGAAGTCACCAGCTCTACTGAGGATTACATTTTCATCACTAAGGATACCAAGCCTATTGCGGTAGAAGAACATCTTATTGATATTCTTACCCACAAAGCTAGGAACAGGGTTTGTTTTCTTATCACCAACCAACCTCTTCTCCCAATCAATAGGAGACAGCATGAAGGAACCATCAGGCATCCTTACAATCTGGTGAGGCATAGTGGTGTAGTTCAGGTTGATAGCAATACCAGGAGCAACTGTTTCTTCCCAGGCACCTGCACCATCAATACCTTCTTTAGTACCGACAAACTTCACATAGTAATCATCTTCTACTTCACCAGTGTTTAACACCTGTACCACATACCCATCCTTACATTGGATAGGAAGCTTAGAGATGTTGTTAACTTTATTGGTAAAACATTCAATAGCAGCATCAGCTCTACCACCACCTGTGTAGATGGAGAACTCTTGTTTACCTTTGATGTAAAGACCATTACCAATGATCTGTGCAGACCATCCAGAGTTCTTCTCAATCTCTGCCTTGAAGTGAGTCAAGATAGAGTCGGGTTTAATGATACCTGAGGCAGGATCTTTAGGAGTTAAGAACGGAGTGATAGGTACCAACGAGTCATAGGTGTAGCGGATACCATGAGAGTCCACACGAATGGTGTAGTCCTTACCTCCCATGTTCTCTACCCAGGTATCACCAGTCAGCCACCCTTCACCACCATTCAACAGGGTAACGTAGGTATTGTACTGACAGTCATAGTCATAGTTACCATTAGGAACAGGGTAACCCCTAGTCTCAATGGTGTAGCGTAGGTTGATCTTTGTACCGTCATTACGGTCAAAGGTCTGTACCTTAGTCAGTGGGCAGTTACCATCACCATCTCTCCATTCAGCTGGGCTAATGGTAAGAGTCTTTGCATACGACTTAACAGCTGTAGCAGAGGCTGATGGTTTGGTAATCGTAAGGGTGTACTCAGTGTTGTACTCAAGTGCTTTGATTTCAACAAAGGCTTCGTAGGGTCTCTTAGTAGAAGCATCAGAACCCATAGACACAGTGGCCTTACGATTAACAATAAACGTATAGTCGTTAAGGGTAAGGGTGGAGATGTCTCCGCTATCAGCACCTACAAGGTAAGGAATAGTGGTGCCGATGTTGTTTCTAGTACTGGAGGTGCTTCTAGGACTGAAGGTGTTAGGCGTAACGTTACACTTAGCAGCTTCATCTTCATAGAGAGTCTTCTTAGCTTGAGTACTAGCTTCTAGCAAAGACAGCTCAGCATACTTCCTGTCACTGTCATTCTTAGCTGCATCAATCTGGGCTTGATCGTAGTTACCGTTTAGAACATAGAAGCCTCGACCATCAGCACAAGGCGCAGACCAGTGGTCATTAGCTCCAGTTCTAGGCCAACTGAACATACCGTGATGCCCTCTATCCTCAGCCATCCGTAGATGGTTGGGAGGAAGGGAGCCAATAACACCTAAGTAGTTGTGATTATGGCAACGAACAGCGTGTGCAGCACTAGATGAAGGAGCAACATACTCCTCTCTCTTTGGATCAGCCTTGTATCTGTTGTAGGTGTTTAGAGCTTCTTGATATTCAATACTCTTGGTTGACTCTTTTTCTTTAGCAGTCAGGTAGTCATTAAGTGTGTCGTTGAGAGCTGTTAGGTCACAGGTACCAGGAAGAGGGTTACTGCCACCACCACCAGAAGCTGGAGGTTCATCATCAACAGGAGGAGGAATACCAACACCACCATCCTCAGGCTTATCAAGGTTAGGAGTGCTGTTATAACGAACAACTCTAGGCAGGCCATCAATCAACGACCACACCTTAAGGACACCATTGTGGATCTGAGCGATGTACTTCTCGTTAGCATCACGGAAGATGGTAAACCACTTACCATCAGCAGTGGTGTCCAGCTGAGAGACAAGCTCAGACCCAGGTCGTTTCATTAGACCTTCAGTAATATCAGGCAGGACATTCAGAAGGTCTCGTACCTGGCCTGGACGTTTGAGGTGATCTGGCTGCTGGGAAATACCAGCTATGTAAGAAGATACCTTCTGAGTAATGTTTGCCATCAGCGAATCAAAGCTTGGTATGGACGATAGTTACGCATGGCAGTACCACGAGGATTACCAAGGTAGTTGTAGTCACCTTGATTACATTCGTATTCCATGCAAGTAGCACGAGCTACAGCTTCCTGTTCAGCAAGGAGCTGGAATAGTTGAGGGTCTGCCATTAGCTTTACTGCGGTAAGCTTGGCAGCTCGGAAGGTAATGTATTGCTTGAACGTATGGGGAAGGTCCTCAAAGGGAAACTTCCAGACAACATCAACCTCTATCCTTTCTGTGAACTCATAGGTGTGAGCAAGTTTATCGTAGAGCTTACCTTGTCGCTTGATTACATCACGCTCAGGTCCTTCAGTATCTGACAGGTCCCACTGAAGTACATTCTCAGGGAAACGTATCTCGTTATGGGAATCAGGAAGAAGGGGATACCTGTACTCGGTATTAAATACCCAACCCTCTGCTTGGCATTGGTTGCTGACTTCAGTCAGAGTTCTAGCAATCAGTGCTACCTCAGGGTTTTCATAGTCAAGGGTAGTCACTGGGGATTGGCCGATTGAACCGAGAATCGAGTTCACGGCACTCAGTTCAGTTTCGGTGTCGTAGGTTGTAGGAAACATAGTGATTATGAGAACCGTTCTCAGTTACAGGTAAATAAAAAAGGGGACCCCCGAAGGAGTCCCCGTAGATCTGCTTAGATAGCAGGGATGTTGCATTCTTGTCCAGCGTAAGCGGTGCGAATGCCCTTGCTTTCCGACTTCACAGTGGAAGCAGGAACAGCAGTGCCACCAAAGGCACGACGGGTACGAGCTACACTACGGCGCACCGTAGGGTCACCACAGACGCCCACAGGGGCAGCAGCGGTGCCTACATTAGTAGCGAGGTTAGCAGCCATAATT